GTACGGGGTGTTCTGGCCCAAGTGATTCAACATCACTATACTCTGCAAGTCTAGGCGTGTTTCACGTGGGGACACCTAGGTTTTGATCCATGCGCACAACCGCAACTTCCCCTAAGTGTTTGCCCACTTGTCTAACGCAAGTACTATCTTTCTTTCCATCTATTTTCCAACTTGTAAGGACGGTTCAAAACAAAACCCTAGGTAAAAAAGACTTGAGAGATCCCATACCCATCCTCTGCTCTTCACTACTTTGACTTCAATCACCTTAGTTTGGAAACCCACTCCGGGGAAACCTCCACCTAGATCCTAGATCTTACATCCAAATCCACCAGAGGACTACTCCAAGACAGTATGGCACCAAGTTATAAGGAAAGGCTCGCAAGTGTGGAAAATCTCGTGTCGACCCAGAAAACCGTTCTCGAACAGCTCAAGAGGGAGAAGGAACTTGCTGGGGAGAGTGTGAGGGCCATTTTCTCAGGCACCAAGTGTTTAGTAGATAAAATGAAGTCTTGGAAAACACTACAGACCTCTGAAGCGATTGACGCTGTCAACCTTCCTGACCTGGAGAAGGTGAACCCATCTAACTTCCCGTTTATGGCGGACCAGACACTCCAGGTTCTGACATGTCTGATCAAGTGTATGTCGCTCTGGGAGAGTGAGATGCTTCTAGCTGATCACACCCTAGGGAAGATCAACTGTGATGTGACGCGAATCTGGGAGCCTGCTGTTGTAGAAGTTCCCTCTCCTCTGATACGATCACTCCAACTGCTAGAGGCAGCCACTCAGAACTCCGAAAGAATCGAGTCGAGGACACGAGATTCGATCAGCCAAGAGACCATCTCTGAAGCTGAGGCTATCTTGGAGAGTCTGAGAGACTCGGTACCAGGGTCCACCTCTAACTCAAGTACCCCTGACCCTGTCAGAGCTGGGGAGGTGCAGACCGAGAGCACCTCAAACACTGAAGTGACAGAAGCAGAGGATGCTCAGGAAACCTCTACACAGAGGCCCCCAGTACTCAAGAATCACTCTGCTAGCCTTAAGCAACCAATAGCTCCTAACCGACAGACACAGTCGACACACTCCACATCAGCTCTACCTGCCGCAGATCTCAAACCACCAGTACTGAAGAAGGTCACCCCGACAGCTGACAACTCGAAGGCTAAAGCAACATCTGGCCGAAGACGCTAGCGAAGACCATGCAGTCAGAAGGAGAGTAGAGCCGCTCCCAAGTGTTGTCCTCCCAGACATAGGTGGAAAACCCCACCTACTTCTCAAACTAAAGCCCCAGTGAGCCACTTCTATCTCATTTCTTCTCTTTCTTAGTCCCTCCTAGTCTGCTCTCATGCTCTACTGATCCTCTGCCACTCGGAAAACTTTTTTTCCTTTTTTTTTCCCTTCCCCTCTTTTTTTTGCGATGACTGTTCTGCCAGTCTCCTTGACTCGTGCCTTCTCTCCTGATTTTCCTCATAATCCCCTAGGTAACTTCTATATTCACCTCCCTACCATTCGGCTGTTAACTTGGGTCAATCTCTACCATACAAAACGCTTAGGGTCACGCTTAGGTGATGAAGAATAAAAAATAACAGTAATGAGAAATGATATCTTGTTGTAAGTCTTCTCTAAATCAAAACCGTAGGTCTAACAGAGAGAGATTCGATATCTAATAGCTGAATACAGTGTTTACCACCTAAGTAAATCCCTACCGGCAAGACATTGAGAAAGTTATGTCATTAGCGATGAACCAAGAGTCACCGGTGTGGGGGTCTGTTCTCAGCTCACATGGTCTGGTGCTCCCCAAGACCTTTTCCGAGATAATGGCCCCAATAGTTCCCAAGTCTAAGAGACTAATCCCCTACGGACTGTATACTGGTATTATCAGAGAGACAGGCAAGGCCCTTGGAACCCCAGAGAGTGTGATACGCGAAGTGATCTCATCCCCCTGGGACATCATCAGAGAGAGAAGAGGTTCCTCATTCACTGGAGTCTCTGTCGACGATAGAGATAAGGTACTAAATATCGGGCTGGTCAGAGCAGTGGGAGATCGAGCCCCCCTCCTGACCCCCTTCTCACACATTGACAACGTAGATGTGATAGTTCTTCACGATAGTATTCACTCCCTGAGTGCTACAAGGAAAACAAGCAAGAGACCGACACAGGTCACAATCCTGGGGAGGTTTAAGTTTTCCTCTAAGGAAGCGTTCATGGATAACTCCTACCGACATGATATCACCTTTCACCAGATCAGATTTACCTCAATCAACAGATCGGACTTTCAAATGATTCTTAGAGCCAAATGCACTGAGAGCCCCGCAAACTGGCTCTGTAGGATTGCCACACTTCTGAATCCATTTATTCCGACCGCCCTGATCCAGGGGACGCCTGGCGAAGAGCAGCTTGTCGATTGGTCAATTGTCCAGGGGTCCCAAGGAGCCTCCAGGGCTAAACCCAATACCAACCCCTCAGAACAGTGGCTGTGATCAGGTCTTGGATTTTCAGGGTGTTTTTTGTCCTTGTTATCAGCGTCACACGAGCCGTAATGTTCTCGAGTATTGACAACTCTTGAACTGATTCTCTTTGTAAAGAGTCTAAACAAAACCCCAGGTCAAAAGACTTTTGTGATTTAGGTTTCTACGCAAGGTTAGCCAGGTCCTCCAGAGTTTGAGACCATAACTCCGTAGACCATAGCTAAGAGAATACACACAACTGGATCTTCTAGGATAAGTCAGGTCTGTGCCCCTCCAGCTCCACTACACGCGCAGAAATAAGGAAAGATGGCGGGACTCCTAGAGGATGGTTACTTGGGAGGACTCTCTCGTGGCCAACCTGCTTACTTTGTCTCTCAATACCTAGATAGTCCAATTCTTGTTACTGTCAGAGAACAGTTTGAGGCAGCTTGCAGTTTTTGGAGCACAAGGTCCCTTGCATGGAACACTCTTGAGTCCAAGAGGCTGTTGAAGACTTGTAACACGCACGAAAGAAATCTATACAACTTCTCACAGTTCACGGATGCATTCTCTACCTATACATCGCTTGGTCCAAAGAGTTACAAAGAAATCTATCATATCATTCCCCTTGGTTATGAGAAAGCCCAGTGGTTGGAGAGGGCTCTTGATCTGTCAACGGAAATCTACAATGACTCTATAACTGGGATCGACAAGTGGATTCAGGGGCCAAGCCCTCCCGTGATCACTCACACAGAGAGGCTCCCGGCACAATGCATGGCAGCCATGAATGAAGAAGTTTATTGGTATTCCAGATGGTACTTCTGGGACACCATTGTACAGTCGGTCTCGGAGAAGATGTCACAGGGAAAGAGATTCTGTATCCATGTGGATCTTGGTCATCGATCCTCATGCATCACAGATGCAAATTGGGTTCTTCTTGAGGTGAACGTGGATAGCAACAAGAGGGACAAACACTTTCTCAGCTGGGACCAGCTTCTCATGATAAAAGATGTATGTTATGTACGAGCTCAGGTATACACTTCAGTCAGAGTCTTTTATGATAGGAGATCAGATCTAACTAGTGCAATCACGAGAGTGATCAGATGGCATGAGGAGTGCTTGGTCAGGTACGGGAATGCGGGCTTCGACATTCTAAGCAAATCAGAGGCATTATCGAAAGCATACCTCTCCCTTTGCTCAGGAGATGAATTTGGCTCCGAAGGTCCATTTGGGCGCATGGAGCTTAAAGTCTTGGGGAAAGAAATCTCCTTAAGGGCAGCCAATGATAGCCGTGAGCCACTTGCTCTTCAGTTCAGGTCCATTCTTGAATCAGTCAACAGCCCTCAACTCGTCACAGAAATTTTTGGCCTTCAGAAGATATCAGGACATCCAATGGTGGACCCTAGGAAAGGGTTGACTGCAGTAGCGGCTGCATCCAGAACTCCATCAGAAGCCACATACTCTGATTGTCAAGAGTTAGCCTGGAACTTCTCCCGCATGTTCTTAGAGACGTACGTTCGGAAGAGAGGATGGCCCATTCTCACCTTCTCGAAGGGTGGAACAAGGCTGGAGACACTATACTCTCTCCAGAAGAAACACCTACACCGATGGAGTTACCCTTTAAGTGACTGGGCGCACTGCAGGTTCGAAAGGATTTTCGAGTTTGATTACAGTCCAAATTATCTTGAGCTTATGGATGACAAGGCGATCTCTCAGTACCGAGATAATATTGCTTCCAACTGGTACTCAGATGTCGAGGCGAGGAGCCATAGGAGACTCATTCTCGAACTGCTATCACGAGAGGATGTTGATCCAAGAGAAGTCATAGAGGCCATAATGCGACGAGACGTACCATATCTGTGGAAGATTGTATGTTTGTATCCGAAGGAGCGGGAGTTCAAGCTCAATCCGCGGATGTTTGCTATGATGGTATTCGAAATGAGATTGGCGTGGACTCTATTAGAAGATAATATTGCCAAAGATATCTTGCCATTCTTCCCCCAACTCACCATGGTTGATGACCGATTGGAGATCACAAAAACCTTCCTTGACATGACAAAGCCCAGACCAAGTGACACCACAAGAACGATATTCTTTGAGAACGATCTGACTACATGGTGTCAACTTTGGCGCAAGTCCACAGTCAATCCAGTGGCTATGGTGGTAGAGGACATGTATGGCATGCCAGGAGCATACACGTACATACATGATTTCTTCTTCGAATCCATGATGGTCTGTAGAGTTCGAGACTTACCACCAGAGGGGATTAAATGGCAGATACCTCCCGAATCGGAGCTCCTCTACTATCATGACCAGGGAGGGAAAGAGGGCATACAGCAAAAACTTTGGTCTCTCTGTACAGGATCTATGATCGACTTAGCACTTAAGGATCTTCCAATTGCGTATAAGCTTGTTGGACAGGGGGACAATCAGGTTGTGGCTACTCAGACTCAGATAAGAGCATCAGAGCCAGTGCGGCCACAGCTTGTTGCATTTCGACAACTTGTACTCCCTAGGATCCAGGTCCAGTGCAAAAAAGTCAACCAGATCATGAAACCTGAGGAGTGCCTAGATTCTTCTACGTTTATAACCTACAGTAAAGATGTCTATGTGTGAGGAGTGATCTGCCCTACAACTCTCAAGTTTCATTCTCGGCTATTCCCACACTCTTCACAAGACTTTCCTTCCATCAGATCAGAAGTTGGG